CCTATTGATTCTAGGTATTTTTTAACAGGCTCAATTTGAGCATTCACTCTACACAACACAAACCAATCCTTGTAAGTGTCTTTCGTAGGAATGATAGCACCAAGAAAATATAGGTCATAGTCAATCTCAACCACTTCACCCATATCAGGACGCATAGCATGTGTACGGTCACGATAGAACGGTGGCAATGTCTCTAACATCTTTCTCGCGAAATTTAAAATAAGAATTGAATTTCTATAATTGTTGTTAAGCGAGTATGTGATAACCTCAGGGTCATGTCTTAACTCATAAATACGCGTAGGATTCGAGCCGTCAAACCCATAAATCTGCTGTCTTGGGTCGAAGAAGAACATATAGCCCTTTGGATTGATAATGTCCAAAATAAAGTCTGCTAATTCTCCTTTCGTATCCTGACTTTCATCCATGATTAGATAATCAACCTCTTTGACACACTCTAAATGGTTCTCTAAAAGAGGGAATAAGTCATTAAATCTTTCTTCCGCTAAGATGGTGCTAATGTCAACTCCACCCTGAGATAACAGGTGCGCGCAGTAACTATGAATAGTGCCTACGAAAAGGTCTTCCGGAGGTTTGATACGTTCTCTCATTTCTTCGGAAGCGTGATTTGTGAAGGTTATGACAACCATCCTCTTTGGATTGATACCTCTTTTTAACATAAAGCGCACTCTCTCTGTTAGGGTTCTCGTCTTGCCAGCCGCGGCGGCGGCGCTCACCAGAACTTTATCTTCTTTTGTGTGCGCAATTTTTTCTTGTTCTTTGCTTAGTTTCATTTTGCTCTCCTTTCTTGTCTACTCCTATATTATACCAAAAATTTCCAAGAAAGTAAAAATTTGACAAAGCTTAAAATTTGTTATATACTATTATTAGGGAAAGTTTTAGGGAAAGTTTCTTATATATTATTTTCTTATATATATTATATAAATAAATTATATAAATAAATTATATAATAAACTATAAAAGAAATTAAAAATCAATTTTTCTTTTAATATAATCTTCTTTTTCTTTTCCGCCCTTTTCTTTTTCGTCTATTATTTTTTCTTTTTGCTTTCTCGCTAATTATCGAAAGCGAGATTTTTCGATTTGCCATGCTTCGTCATTGTGCCACTTACTTTTTGCTATTAATTCTTCATCGACTCTGCGCGCTTGACCGTCATGAATAAATAAATTGAAGTCTTTATCTTTCAATTTCCAATATGGCACGGCGCAGTATGTTATTCCATTCCTTAGGCAATAGGCTATCTTCTCCCTATCTCTTTCCTGCGCGCGTTTGAAATCAGCCCATGTCTTATGGAACCTCTTCACCCAGCGATAGTGTTGCTCCCCCTGAATTTCACAACAAGTGTGCAAGGAGGGTATGTAAAAGTCGAATCGGTACGGTGCTCGCGCGCTCCCTAAACCCTTGAATGTTTTCTCTCTCTCAAACATTATATTTTCTTTTTTCAATATGTCAATAATTTGTTGCTCATATTTGCTTGTTTTCACTTTTCTCACCTCTCATATAAAGTGGTTTTTTGATATTTATTTTCTAAAGTTATGTGAGCCAATCTCCACTTAATTAGGAGAGGTGATTACCGCTCAAAAGGAGGCAAAAGAAAAATGATTAATTGGACTTTACGTTTGAAAAATAAGACGACTCTTTTTTCATTAGTTGGTTTAACAGTAGGTTTTGTTTATCAGGTGTTAAACACTTTTGATGTAGTACCATCTATTCCACAGGATGCTGTTATTCAGTTCTTTAAGTATTTAATTTACATTCTTGTTGGTTTAGGAATCGTTGTAGACCCAACTACAGTTGGAATTAGAGACTCTGAACGTGCGCTTGTAAGAAACGTGCCAGGTGGCACTTATGACGAGCCTGAAGTCGTTGTTAATGAAGACATTAATGATGATGAAGAAATCATTGATGAAGAACACGAAGGTTCAGACGCAGACGCAATGATTGGTGAAGAATAACATGAGGGAGAGAGATGTCGTGATTTCTTTGCGAGACATCGTACCTGTCGTTAATTCTATCGTGGTTCCCGTTCTTGTGGGAATTATTACTATGATTGCTAACAAGAATTATAACTTAAAACTGAAAAATAGAGAGGACATGAAAAAGCTAAAAAAGGAGGAAAATCGTCAAGCTCACGCGCGTGGTAAGGTTCTTATGTACATGTCTAGACAAGAGTTATTAACTCGTATTGGACATGCGCTAGAAAGAGGTTATACCACTCAAAGAGAATATGACGAACTTAGTGAACTCTATGATGCTTACATTTCTCTTGGTGGCAACTCCACAGCAAAACACCTGTGGGAAGACCGCTATGTTAAACTAGAAATTAGAAATGAGGAGGTGTAGTTAATTGAGTAAGAAATACGCTGATTTAGTAGTGAAATTAGCTAAAAACGAAACAGGCTACTTGGAAAAGAAGTCTAATAAATTCCTAAATGAAAAGACAAAAAATGCAGGCGATAAAAACTGGACTAAGTATGGTGCTTGGTATGGACTGAACCCAGCTTATTGGTGCGCTGAATACATTTCTTGGGTTTTCGATAAGACTTATGGAGACTGTAACTTAATTTATGGTAAGTCTGCTTCATGTGAAGTAATTCGCAAACGTTTTAAAGAAAAGAAGAGATACGATAAGACTCCTAAAGTCGGTGCTCTTGTATTCTTCTCAGGTTCACGTCACGGTGGCGCTAACCATATCGCACTCGTTATCAAAGTAAGTTCAACTCACATTTGGACAGTTGAAGGAAACACTTCTAGTTCAGGCAAAGTTGTTGACAACGGTGGTGCAGTTGAAGTTAAGTGCTATGCTCGTTCAAATAGCCGTATCTTAGGTTATGGACACCCAGCTTACGATAAAAGACCACCTGTAAAGAAACTCTACGGAGGGGCATTCCCTAACCTACCATCTCGTGGCTACTTCAAAAAAGGAGACAAAGGTGAAAATGTTCGCCGTCTTCAGAAGTTCTTAATTTGGTGTGGCTTCTCAGTTGGTAAAGCCGGCGCAGACGGAATCTACGGTAACGATACTGTTGCGGCAGTAAATGCGTTCATGAAGGCTTGTGGCTTTAAGAAGATTAACGGTATGTTCGGCAAAAAGTCGTTGGCGCGTGCTAAAAAATGGAAAAAATAAAAGATGGTTATTAAGCCATCTTTTTTCTTTACGCTTTTAATTGTTCCATTAAACAGTCGGTTGGTGCTTTGTCGTCTCTGAATCCCAAAAATTTCGGATGACGCAAGCCGTAACCTTTGTCAGTCTTCATGACTTCCATTGCGCCGATTTCTACAACACTGCCAACATAAGTTTTCCAATTCTCTTTGATTTCTTCCGTTACTCCACTTAAATTACCAATGTGACAAAGTCTTCCTGTATCATCATAAAGACCAAGTTTTAGCGAGCCGGCAAAACCATAGAAGAAATTCTTAGTAATAGGCTCAATCTCGCGCCCTTCAAAATAAGAGTCGTAGTATAAGCCCTCTAGCTTTTCTCCTGTCTTTGGATTCTGCCAATACTTCCATGTCTCAATCTCCTTCCCCTCGTAGAGTCGTGTCGGACTATTCGCTCCAATGATAATGCAGTCGATTGTCTGCGCTAATTCTTTTTTAATCTTCAACGTATCTTTTGTCGTTCTCTTACCTGTAAGATAGTAAGAGTCCGCGCGCGTAAGTACATATCCTTCTTCGCCATCAGCCAATGCTTCTTGAATTTTATTCCAAAGCTTTTTGCCTCTATAATAAGTGGCAAAATCAAAATACTGATAGTCTTTTAGAACGAGCGCTACATCTCTAATTTTCTTGAAACGTTCAACTGCTTTCTTTCCTAAGAAACTTTCTCCATTGAATGCTAAAACATCAAAGACATAGAGATGAATTTTTTCTCCTTTTTCTTGTCTTTTAATTGCTTTCTCAGGTAGGCAACCTAACACAGTAGTTACATTGCGCGACCCCGGTTTATTAGGGAAATATAATTCTCCTAGTAATACAGTTCCTTTTGGTAGCTTACTAAGTCCTTCGTGCAAATGTGGTAAGTGTTCATATTTATTAGGGAACTTTCCATTCGTGCGACTTCTAGTTCTTGTTTGGATAAACACTTGTCCTTCTTCGTCTACAATAATCTTTGAGAAATAACCATCTTTCTTTAGAGAGCCGTACCAATTATTAGAGAAAATTCTCTCACTGGCGCGCGCCTCTGTCTTTTCTTTGCTCTCGCTCTTTGGTGGAGCATAATACTTCTCTGCTTCTAATTCAGCAAAATTTACGTTATCTACATATCCTGTCATTCCTAGACCTCCTTCTTTCTTATATTATTATACCATAAAATTTTCTTATTATCAAATTTTTGACTTTTAGAGAAAAATGTTATATAATAATATAAGAAAAGAGAGGAAAAGAAAAATGAGAAAAAGAGTAAGCGAAGAAGACAAAGCTCTTTTTGTTGAGCTTTATGAACAACTAGGAACATATTCAGCAGTCGCGAGAGAAGTGGGTTTTAGCGCGTCTACTGTGCGTAAATACGTTTTAGAGCGTCAAAAAGATGGAGTGAGCGCGCGCTCACAAGAAACAATGAAAAAAGTTGAAATTAAGCTTTTTACGGAAGAAAATTTGAATAAAGTTCATTCATATGATAATATTAAAAGTGTCGAAGAACTTTTTTCTACAACTGAAGATTGGGGCACGCTATGTGAACTTTCAGAAGAAGAGAAAAAAGAAATTGAGAACTTAAGAAAGGAGAAAAAGCTATGACATTTTTCAAAAAGAGTTCAATTCCTAATACAAAATCTTATCTAATTACTGTCGAAAGTGATAAGTTAGGTTTAGTGCCAACAAGAGGTAGCTACAATGTCATTTGCGCGAGGTTGATGGGGCTTTCTTATCCTGACTACTTAAGAATGTGTAGAGACATTTACGGCGCAACTCTTCATGGAAAAGGCTTGTATATCACTGCACGCTTTCCAAATGGCAAAAAGCTAGACCATCTAATTGAAGAGTTAAACGCAAGAGCCAAGCTAGTTCTTTGGAATAAAGAAAATCCTGACTTCAAAGAGCACGAAAAAGTTGTAGAAAATTTTAAGAAAGAGATTGGAGGATTACAATGGTAAAAGATTTGAATGACCATATTTTTTATGGGTTAGACCTTAACCCTGAACAGAGAGAGTTTGCAAACGCAATTTATGATGAAAATATTAGAATTGTGTTCTGTGACAGTAAAGCCGGCACAGGGAAAACCGTTATCTCTTTAGGTGTTGCTAATATTTTAAAAGAGTACGGTTTATATGATGAAATTTATTACATTGTCGCACCTGTACAGGAACGCGCGCTCGGATATTTGCCAGGTACAGAAGAAGATAAGATTCTTCCTTATCAGGCACCTTTATTAGATGCACTAGAAACATTAAACATTGACCCTCGCGCTATTCAGTCAGAGAACCGCTACGAAGATTTAAAGAGTGGGCGCTCATTCATTAAGATTCTACCTCATACTTATATGAGAGGAAAAACAATGTCTAAGAAGATTGTAATTATTGATGAAGCTGAGAACTTCTACGGAGATGAACTTAAAAAGGTTCTTACTAGATTGAAAGATGATTGCAAGGTAATTGTAATTGGTCACTATGCGCAGTGTGATTTGGTAGGGCATACTAGCCGAAGTGGGTTCCGTCCTTTCTTAGAACTGTTTAAGTCAACAAAAGACCCAAGAGTTGCAATTTGTAAGTTACACAAAAATTATAGAGGTTTTATTTCTCAAACTGCCGATTCCCTAATCTTCTCCGATACGGACGATAATTGGGAAGTAGAAGAATGAAAATTTGACTTTTATGAAAATGTATGATATACTTATATATGTAAGATAAAGAAAGGGGAGAACGACATGAAGATTCTTGTAATTAATGGCTATCCGCGTTCAGGCAAAGATACTTTTGCTAAATATCTTAGCGAATTTTGGAAGGCGACATGTTGTATTGAGTCAACGGTTAGCATTCCAAAAGACATTGCTAAAACTTATTTCAACTGGAACGGAGAGAAGACTCCTAAAATGAGAGAGTTTCTTAGTAAACAAAAGATACTTCTTGACTCTTATTTCGATTTAACAGGCGCTACAATCGACTCCGCGCTCAATAAAATTAATATTATGTCACAAAGAGCTAAGGAACCATACATGTGCGAGCCATTACTTATTCTTCATTGTCGAGAACCTGAAAAGATTAAAGAAATTCAGGAAAGATACGACAATGTTACAACACTCTTTATCATGAGAGACAAGGCTAAGTATGACGCTTTAGAGCAACAGACAAATTCGGCTGACTTGAATGTTGAGAATTTTGAGTATGATATTTATGTTAACAATAACGAGTCATTGTCGAGACTCAAAGAATCAGCGAAATGGGTTGCAGTGACTTTAGGAAGAGGAGTACGTTCTAAAATTTTTGAGATAAAGTATTAAGTTGAAAATTTGACTTTTATGAAAATGTATGATATACTATATATGTAAGATAAAGAAAAGGGGAAATGAAAATGAGACCAACTGTAGAATCCGTATTATCAACAATTTATATGAGCGTACCTGTTGTTATTGTAACAAATAACGATAGCAGAAAGGTAGACTTGACAGGCAGAGTTACTACACAAGATGTTGAGGATGGTTTAAACCAAGACATTTTTGAAGATTATTATGTCGCAAATATTGATTTTGACAGTGAAGCACTCTGTATCACTGCTTCTCCTTATGATAACGACGAGGACGACATTTACTTCGTTGATTAAAAACTGACAATTAAATAATTTGCAACTCTTTAATAAGATTCTATGCAACCATGTGAAGACTCCGGTTAAGAGAGCATGGGCTTTCCGAATACTCCTACTGTGAGCAATGATGATAGTTGTTGAACGCGGTGGTTCGGTGGTAGGCAACCAAGCCGAAGGAGAGGCAACTCAAGAGTAAGGAAAGGCGCAAGAGTCACCATTTAGATAAGGCTGGGGATGGGGTCGCAGGATTAATATACGGTCGCCGAAATGCGATACGAATCCTTTAAGTCCTAAGCGTGACAGCTTAGAGAAACTGAAGGAAGTGTCAAAGGAACTGTATTGTGGTTGATATTGGGAAACCAAAGTATAAGACCAGTTTTCTCCGAACGAGTAGCACAAATCCACAAACACAATGGACAAATTGAGGTTTAGAAGACTTTAATGTAACAAGATAGAACCAAAGCTGAACACCGTGTGAAAGTTGAAAGTAGGCAATCTTTCTGCATTTTACTAGGAGTTGTCCTAGGTTAGAGGAAGCTAAGGAGTAGCTAACTTAGCTCAGCCCTCTTTCGTGCATGGCTGAATAATAAAATGAAGATGACTTGAGTAGAGTGAAGGCTCGCATAAAATCTTATTAAAGGGTTGCAAATTGGCGCTTAACGGCGCCCTTTTTTGCATTTTAT